GTGATGGAGCGAGGTTACTAACGATGATGCCCAACTACGTCCAATTTCAATGCGTGTCGTTCGGTGACCTCGCAATCATCAACCACGCTGGCCCCGTCGGGAGCAATCTCGGCGGGGCTTTTCTGTCTGGGGCTTGGAAATGACGGCCCGTAAACACTGGTTCAAGGTGGCCGATTCGGTGCTGTGGGATGGCTGGTCCGACGCGGAATTGGCGACCATGATTCGCCTCGCGGCCTACCTCAACACGCGATGGGCGAGGGATGGAAAGGACGCCGAAGATGCGGGCTCGGCGACCCTCGACCTGTCGAGTGCTCGGCTCATTTGCAGGAGGACGCACCGAGCGGACTGCGAGCGCGCTCTGAGGGCGCTCGGAGCACGCCTGACCCTTTCGGTGGTAGTGGTCGGCGAGTGCTTCGAGATAAAATGGCCTAAGTGGGTGATTTTCCAGGGATTCACAAACCCTAAGCCGGCCGAAAGCCGGCCCGATGCCGGCCCCTCCGAGACTCATACTCAGACGCCCCCGCAAGACGCAAGACGCAAAGAGGAAGAGAGCGCGCCTTCGGCGCCCGAGTCGCCTGCGGCTCCCCGCCCCTCGGCCCGTCGGGTTTTGGTCGAGAAGCCGGAGGCATTCCCGGACGAGTCCAAGGAGCGGCTTCGGGTCTGGGCAGCTCGCAAGGGCATCGGTCGGGACCTGATGAACGCTGGGCTCGAGATCTTCCGCGACTGGACCCCACTCAAGCCGCCCTACCGCCGGACGGTCGAGCAGTGGGAAGGCGCGTTCAAGAAGATTGTCCGCGAGGGCGTGGCATCCGGAATGATCGGCAAGCCCGAGCTCAAGGCCGCAGCGCCCCGCTACCGTGACGCTGACGACGTGATCGCTGAGGCGAAGCGCAAGCAGGCTGAAGACGAATCGAGGGCCGCAACCGAATCACCCGAGGAAGTGGGCCGCCTGATTGACATGGCCCTCAGGAGGGAACGCGCGTGAACTTCCGCACATCACTAGCCGCTCAGTCCGCCAAGCGCCGAGTCCACACGCCCGAGCAGATCGCCGCCCTCAAGGCCGACCTGGAGGCCGGGATGCCCGAACGCGAGGCGGCTCGCAAGCATGGCCTGTCGCGCTGGATCGTGCGCGACGTGAAGGATCGGCACTCGTGGCGAGGGGTGGAGGCGAAGCAGTCGTGACGCTTGCGTTTCTCGCACTCTGGATCGTAGTGGCGCTGTGCGCCGAGGAGGGGTGTTAGGTATGGAATATCGTCAGGGCGATCGGTTGGATGTGAGGCGTTACGAGGGTGTGTGTCAAGCGCCTGAGATGCCACAACAGGGCTATCCGGTTTTACACACGGGACTACTCGGTGAGCTTGTTTCGCTCGAAATCGTGATAGGAAATCTAGAGTCTGTGGCCGCGGACATCTGTCGGAAGATCGTTCCGCCGACTCCGACAGACGCCCTGTCGCCAAACCCTGCGTTTTCAGAGCTTCCGACGATGCGGGTGTGTGCGGCGAAGGATCGGCTCCGCGCGGTCGAGAGTGTGCTGCAGGAAATCAATCGGGAGATTGGCGAGTAGCCGAGGAGGGGAACCGATGATGCGTGCGATTTGGAGTGATTCGGATGGGTCTGAGGTCGAACTGTCGGCCTACACGATCGACGGAGAACTTTTGCCCGGGTGCCTGATCTTGAGCCGAAAAGACGATCAGCTGTACGTGTTCGACGCTGACGACGCCGAGTCGTTCGCCGCGTACCTGCGGGCCTGGGCGCTCAAGCAGCGGGAGGGGGTATGAGCGTGACTGACCATCGCGACGAGTGGGAGAAGGGGCCAGTAATCGAGGAATGGCGCGTAATTCCGGGTGCTGAAGATTACGAGGCTTCAAACGTTGGCCGCGTAAGGCGAAGAACCCACGGCGTCGGAACGCGGCCCGGACGGATTCTCGCGCTCAAGAAAAACTGGCAGGGATATTGGACTCTTCGGATGATGGTCGGCGGTAAGGCGAGAACATGCCGCGTTGGTCGACTTGTGTTGATGGCGTTCACAGGTGAAAACCGTCTCGGATTAGACTGCAATCACATCAACAGCAAACGGGACGACGACAGAATCGAAAACTTGGAGTGGGCGACGCGTTCAGAGAATCAAAAACACGCGTTTGAGTTTGGAGCACTGCGCCCACCTGTCATGACGTGCGAGTCCGCGCCGAGGGCGAAATTGAATCGGCATCAGGTCATAGAGATTAGAGATCGAGTGCGACGCGGCGAGAAGAAGTGTCGCATCGCGGAGGAGTTTGGAGTTAGCAACTCGACAATCGCCCGGGCTGCATCCGGCTCGTCTTGGTCAACGATATGACTTTAAACAGATACGCCAAGAAACGCGACGACAACGAGCGCGGCATCATCCAGGCGCTCGAGCACGTCGGCGCGCTCGTCCTCCAGCTCGACCGCCCATGCGATCTGCTCGTCGGCTACGGCCGGCAGTGGGTTCTGATGGAGTGCAAGATGCCGGGGGCCAAGCTCACGCCGTCGCAGGACGACTTCTTCGCGGCTTGGAGCAAGCACGGGGGATGCGGTCTCGCGACTGTCGTTCGCAACGCATCCGAGGCGCTGTCGGCGATCGGCTGCGAGACGAGGGGCGTCGAGGTTGGACCGCGGGTGATGTCGAGTCCATGGTTGGACGGGACGGGGGGTGGCGCGTGATGGCTTCGCTCGGCCGGCGACTCAAGCACACGCTGCGGGGCCGTAGGCCGAGAGCCTGCAAGCTCGACGAGTCCACCGTCGCCGCCGTCAAGCGCGACCTCGCGAGCGGCATGACCCAGAAAACCGCAGCCAAGAAATACCGGATCGCACGCCAGACCGTCGGCAGCATCTCGACCGGGCTCACCTGGGGGTGGGTTCAGCCCTTGCCGGAAGGCGAAGGCCATGCCATGACGCTGGGTGGATAGCTTGGGAGACACGATGCCCGAACTCGCAGCACAGATCACCGCACCGGAATCCGTACCGCAGACCGAGCCGACTTGCGATCATTGCGGGTCGGCCATCATGCTTTTGCCCATCGACCGGGACTGCTGTCACCGGCACACCGCCGACATCCACGCCCTCGGGCTCGACTCGGCTCGGCAGACGGGGCGGTACGTGATCTGGCTCAGCAAGCGCGTCGCGATTCTCGAGGAGCGGATCATGGAGCTCGAGACGAGGCCGCGGAAGGGGAAGGCGTAGTGATCGCCGAGTGCGAAACCAATGCCGAGCAGCGCTTTGAAATCTATGCGCTGATCGACCCACGTACGGATGAGATCCGTTACGTCGGTAAAGCGAAGGACGCTACCAAGCGGTTCAAGGGCCACATGAGAGAGAGGTTTCGACGGGATTACCCGGTCTATCGCTGGATCAACAAGTTGGCCGATCAGGGCGTTTTTCCGACGCTGAAAGTGATCGAGACGTGTACGGATTGGGAAGAGGCTGAGCGCAGGTTGATCGCCGCGTCACGCGAGAGGGGAGATCGACTGTTGAACGTCGCAGATGGGGGCGTCCAGATTCCAAACACCCCAGAGCGGCGGACACGATCCGGCCAACGTCTTGTGGGGTGGCTTCATGATGATCCGCGGCGGGTGAAAATCAGAAAAATCAAGATGCAGCTTGCGGTTGGATTGAGGAAGGGATGGGTCAGTAATGCGACGCGCGCGAAAATGCGCGCCGCGGCGGCTGAAAAGCCGGAATTCTTTGCCTCGTGGGCCAATATCCAGGATCGGGTGGAATGATGCCCGCAGGGCGACCCAGCATATTCACGCAAGAGATTGCGGACGCTGTATGCGCGCGACTCGCGAGTGGTGAAAGCTTGAGGCGAATCTGTCTCGATGCTGATATGCCGGATCGTACGACGATCTGGGATTGGCGTGCCAAGTTTCCGGAATTTGCCAACCAGTACGCATATTCAAGGAAGGCACAGGCCGAAGTCTACTTCGACGAAGTGATCGACATCTCAGACGAGACGGTCGGCGATCCGAGCGAGGTGCAGTCAGCCAAGCTGCGCGCCGACTCTCGCAAGTGGGTGCTCGCGCGCATGGATCGCAATCTGTACGGCGAGAAAGCGTCGCTCGATCTCGGTAGCCAGCCCGGCAACCCGCTGCGAACCGAGTCCACCACCCTCACGATCGACCCCATGACGCTGCCCACCGAAGACCAGCAGGCGCTACTCCGCATCCTGCACCGCAACTTGCAGGGTGCCTCGTGAGCGCAGCCGTCGACCTCACCCCCTACGCGCTCGCGCTATCCCCCGCGTGGCGCCTCAACTCGCAGGGCGTGACGATCGACGGCGGTGCGCGCATCGACTTCAAGCGTTACCCGTTCGTGCCGCACATCATCGACAGCCGCGCGAGGAAGACCACGGTTATCAAGTCGGCGCAGCTCGGGATCTCCATCGCCTGCATCCTCAAGGCGCTCGAAGGCGCCCGCACAGGCGGTCTGCGCGGCATCCTGTACGGCTTCCCGTCCGACCGCGAGGTGCAGGACTTCAGCAAGGCGCGGCTCGCGCCCATCCTTTCGCAGAATGCCCACGTCTGGGGCGAGTCGATCGGCGATGCGGAGTCGGCGGGGCTGCGGCAGATCGGCAACACGTTCCTGTACTTCCGAGGCATCGGGCAGAAGGGCGCGAGCCCGAGCAAGTCGCTGTCCGTCATCAAGTCGATCCCGATTGACTGGCTGTTTCTCGACGAGGCTGACGAGATGGATGACTCCCGCATCGACGCGGTGGAGCATCGCCTCGACGGCTCGCTGTTCCCCGAGCAGACCTCGCTGTCGACTCCGACGCTGCCTGAGTACGGCGTCGACCTGGCGTACAAGTCAAGCAACCAGATGACCTGGCATTGGCAATGCCCGAAGTGCAACGGCTGGACGTGCCTCGAGGACACGTACCCCGACTGCATCGCCGAGCCCATCGACGGCGACGCGCACTACCTGTGCGCCAAGTGCCGCAAGCCGCTCGAGAAGGTCTACGGCGAGTGGGTTGCGAAGCGGCCCGAGATCACCGATCACCTCGGCTACTGGGTGTCGCAGCTCTGCTCGCCGACGAAGACCGCGAACGACATCCTGCTTGCGGCCGACGAGGCGATTCGACGCGGGCGCATGCGCGAGTTCTACAACCAGACGCTGGGCCGCGCGTACGCCGAGGTCGAGGACCAGATCACCGAGTCGCAGCTCACGGCGCTGGTGCGCGACGAGCCCCGCCCGATCAATCACGAGGGGCCGTGCGCGATGGGCGTCGACCCTGGCAAGCCTCACTGGTACGAGGTCCGCTATCGCGTGTCCGAGGTTGATGCGGTGCAGGTCGCGCGCGGCAAGGCTGAGACCTACGAGGAGCTGTCCGCCATCGCCAAGCGGTACAACGTCGAGTGCGGCGTGATGGATCAGGGCTACGACCCGAGCGCGGTTGCCCGCTTCGTGCAGGAGCACCCGGGCTGGTACGGCGGCTTGTACGTGGGCCAGAAGAAGAGCGACCCCGACTGGGACCACCGAGAGCGCATGGTCAAGATGGGACGCACGCGCACGCTCGACGACGCGCACAACGAGATCCTGGCGAAGCGGATCAGCTACTACCGCAAAGACGAGTTTTGGCATGACGAGTTCGTGCCGCAGATGACGAACCTCAAGCGCGCGACCGTCGAGAACAAGGTCACGGGCCAGCGCGAGGCGGTGTGGGTCGTGACGGGTGGGCGGAAGAACGATCACCTTCGACATGCCTCAGCCTATGCCCACCTCGCGATGCAGCGCGTGGGGATCGCGAAGAAGGTGCAGCAGGCGTACTCCAACGCCCGCAACGAAGGCCGGCGCGTGGCGCGTCCGCGGTCGGCGATGGTGATGTGACATGGCGTACGACTCCGAGACCGAACCCGAAGACAAGATCGAGCGCGACGACACGAAGCTGCGCGCCGCTCGCAAGCGGTTCGAGGAAGCGTGCGACCACCACAAGCACGCCCACGCCGAGGCGCACCGCGCGCAGCAGTTCTTCCACAACACCGAGGGCGAGGGCCAGTGGGACCCGGCCGATATCGCCTACCTGCGCGATCAGGGCCGCCCGGTGCTGACGTTCAACATCGTAAAGTCGAAGATCGAGACCATGATGGGCATGTACGCCGACGCGCAGCGCCGGCCCGTCGTGTCGTCGAGTTCGGAGAGGTCGCGCGTCATCGCCGACGTGATCGACCTCGTGAAAGAGCAGGTCCTTCAGGACGCGCACTACGAGCGCAAGAGCGCGCGGCAGTTCCGCACGGGCGTGATCTCGGGCGAGTCGTCGATCCAGGTCGAGGTGTTGCCGTCGCCGAAGGGCAATGGCTGGATCAAGGTCAATTTGCACCGCGTGATGCCGTTCGAGGTGCATTGGGACCCCAACTCGATCGAGCCCGACCGCAGCGACGCGAATCACGTCTTTTGGGATCGGTGGATGGGTAAGGCTGACTTCGAGCACGCCTATCCGGAGTTCGCGGCCGAGTTCGACTCGCTGATGAAGGACGGCGGAGACGAGGTGGGCGACCTGCGGCTCGGGGAGATCGGGCTCGATACGGTCGACCTGCGCGAGGACTACCGCGACGACGACACGAACCACTACTACGCCGAGCGCCGCAAGAAGCAGATCCGTGTGATCCGCTACGAGTACAAGGAATGGGCGCCCGCGTGGTACGTGACCGACCTCCAGTCGGGCAAGCGCGAAGAGGTGACGCAGGACCAGGCCGAGAACGCGCAGCTCGCAGCCGACGTGTACGGCATGCCGATCCAGATGGAGAAGACCGACGTTGAGCGCGTTCGGGTCTGCGAGTTCATCGGCTCGACGATGCTCGCGGAGTACGACGAGGCGGGCCCGTTCGACGGCTTCTCGATCGTGCCGTTCACGTACATGATCGACGAGGAGACGGGCACCGCGTACGGCTTCGTGCGCAACCTGTTCGACCCGCAGCAGGAGCTGAACAAGAGTAAGTCGCTCGAAATCGAGTACATCGCGCAGGGTGCGGCGCCGGGCGTGACGGCCGAGAAAGACGCCATCCCTGACGAGGACCAGTTCAGGGCCGAGCTGCGGCGCCCGGGTGGCGTCGCGATCGTACGCAAGGGCGGTCTGTCCGAGGGTGCCGTGCAGTCGCGCCAGCCGACGCCGCCGTCGCCTGCGGTGATGGCTCGTGCCGAGAACAGCGTCAACCTGCTGTCCGAGATCAGCGGCATTCCGAGCGCCGCAAACCTGATCCCCGCCGAGCACGCGCAGGCCGGGGTGGTGGTCGCGATCCGGTACAACAAGTCGCGCCAGTCGGTGCAGGACCCGTTCTCGAACTTCGAGGACTCGCAGCGCGAGGTGGTTCGGCGTGTCGTCGAGTCGATCACGCGCTCGATGCCCGATGACCAGATCGCGGCCATTCTCGGCAGCGAGGATCGGTTCGTGATTCAGGGCGGGCAGCTTATCGAGGTCGAGGAAGGCCCGAACGGGCAGAAGGTGCCGAAGTCGCAGGCCGATCTCCGCATGATCCGGGACATGGACTGGAAGCTGGAGTTTGAGCACACGACCGAGAACTCGACGCTCCGCATGATGCAGCTTCAGGTCATGCTCGAAATGAAGCAGGCCGGTGTGCCGATTGACCCCGAGATGATCGTCGAGAAGGCGACCACGAGCCGGACGGATCGGGAGCGGCTGCGCAAGTACGCCCGCGAGGCGTCGAAGGCTGCGGCGATGGCCGCGGATCGCGAGGCGAAGACGTTCGAGAACAGCCAGCGCGGCATGCTGATGGTCGAGGGCATGAAGGCGCAGGAGACGGCCCGCCACAACGCGCGGCAGGAAGAGCTGACATCGGACAAGCAGCAGAAGGACGCGGCGATGCGGCTTCTCGACATCTGGGAGAAGGCCGACGACAACGAGAAGGCACTCATGTTTCAGACCCTCCAGATGGCCCATCAAAACGACATGGCGAAACGCCAAGAGGTGACGGTTTGAGTCAAAGCGCGCAGAAGATGACTCCGCAGGACGAACTCGAGGAACTGCTCGGATTCAAGGCCGAGCCCGAACCCGAGGACGAGCACCCGCCCGGCATCGTCGAGGATGACGAGCCCGCAGCGGATCCCGTCGAAGCCGACCCGGAGCCGGAGCCCGTCGAGGCTGCCGAGGATGCCCCGAGCGACGAGGCAGAGCCGACCGAGGCCAAGCCGCAGGCGACGAACGAAAGCGCAGCCGACCGCCGCGAGAAGGCCCTGCGCGCCGAGATTGCGAAGCTCCGCCAGGCGGCCCGTGCCCGCGAGCAGGCCGAGACGATGCGGTTCGCCCCGGCGCCGACGCAGGCGGTCCCGGTCGAGGCGGCCCCGAAGAAGCCGGCCGGCGTGTCGGTGCGGGTCTCCGAGGACGGTTCGAGCGTGTACGTCGATCCGGCCGAGCTCGAACGGCTGATCGAGGAGCGCGCCGCGCGCACGGTCGAGGACCGGCTCAAGCCGACCCCCGAGCAGGTCAAGGCCGCGCACGCGCAGCGCACGGTGCAGGCGTTCGTCAGCGAAAACCCCGAGGCGCACGGCCCGGTGATGCAGACGACGGGCGAGGCGATGAACTTCCTGAACCTCAGTCTGCGCAACGCCATGCAGCAGACGGGGGCGGTGGCCTACACGGCCGAGGACTTGATTGCGGTAGCCCGCGAGACGGGCGTCGCGGATCAGGTGGCGGAGTTCTTCCCGGACATTGCGCCCCACATTGACGAGCTGATCGAGGCCGACATCACGGACAACGTGGCGTGGCGGGCGCGGATCATGCGGCGCATCGCGGCGGGGTCGGCTGCTCCGGTCGCGCGTGAGGCGGTGCGCACCACGCCGGGCCTGCGCTCGGTCACGAACGCCCCGCGGAGCCTCGCCGCCAAGGGCGGGCAGCGCAGCGCGTCGCCTTCGGTCGATCAGCAGGAGTTCGACTCGCTCGAGCGCGACTTCCGCAAGGACGTGGTGTTCTTCCCGCCCGAGAAGCGGCGGCGACTCGAGGAGCTTGGCAAGAAGCTCAGCAAGCAGGGCTACGTCTAGGGGTCCACGAAGGGAGGCCGAGTCGCGTGTTTGCCGTGCGCGTCCGGTCGTTGTCCCGATCCTGCCGGTTTTACAGCCTGCGCGCTGCGGGGATTTCGGGTTCCCAGAACTGGCAGAACGGCACTCGCTTGCAATCCGCGCTTGGCTATGCCATGACGCGGAGTGGGACTCGCCGCCCCATTCAATAGCGGCGTGCGTCGCCGGCATACGGGCGCTTCGGGCGTTACGCGGGGTTCGCCCTCCCGCAGTGTCGCCGACTTGCGGGCGTTGGCCTTCGGGCCGGTCGTATCGGTTGCCGGGCTCTTCCCCCGGCGGTTGCTCGCGGACCTCACCGCGTGGCGCGTTCATCGCGCGGGGCGTCTTTCGCGATTCGCCCGTCGCAACCGATCCCAACGGGACACAACCATCATGGCATTCACCGAGTTTGCCACCGGTTCGGCTCAGGCCGTCAAGCGGTGGTCCGACATGTGCATGGTCGAGACCTTCGGCAAGATGCGGCTTCGCCCGCTGATTGGCCGAGGCTCGAACGCGTGCATCCAGCTCAAGACCGAGCTTGACAAGAACGCGGGCGACACCGTCTACTACGACCTGCGAGCGCAGGACCGTGGCACCGGCGTCAACGGCGATTCCACCCTCGAGGGCTTCGAGGACGCGCTCACCTTCCACCAGGACACGCTCAAGGTCAACATCAAGCGGAAGGCCCACGCCTTCAAGACGATGAGCCAACAGCGCACGGTCCACGACCTGCGCGAGCACGGCCGAGACTCGCTCTCGGAGTGGTACGCGTGGTTCATCGAGGCGGGCCTGATCGCCCACCTCGCGGGCCTCTGTGGCAACGGCAACGAGTCGGTTGAGTCCGCTCTCGGCGCCAACACGGGCCTCGCGGACTTCGCGGGCAACACCATCACGGCGCTCGATGCGGGACACGTCACGTTGTCCGGTGGCGGCGGCGCGAACGCGCTCAACATCGACGACTTCGATGACGCGGTTGCCAAGGCGAAGGTCGCCAACCCGCGCATGCCCCCGCTCATGATCGGCGGCCAGGAGAAGTACATCGCTCTCCTGCACCCCTATCAGGTGCGCAGCCTCCGGGCGACGGCTTCGACCTCGGGCCTCATCACGTGGTTCACGGCTCAGCAGCAGGCCGGCGTTCGTGGGACGGACAATCCGATCTTCACGGGCGCGCTCGGCGAGTACAACGGCGTCGTTCTCTACGAGAGCGAGTTCATCCCGCGTCAGGGGGATGTGACCACCGGGCTCATGCTCGGTAAGTGCGCCGGCACGATTGCCTTCGGTAATGCGTGGGAGTCGATGAGCCGAGGGACGACCGATGGATCGTTCTTCAAGCTGATCGAGGAAGAGCGCGACTACAAGCACCGCAAGGGCATTGCGGCGACGGCGTGTCTCGGATTCAAGCGTTCGATCTTCAACAGCCAGGCGTTCGGTGTGATGGGCATTCGATCCACCGAAACGGCTCCGGCGTAAGGGAGGGACTGAAACATGGGAATCCAGAGTCAGCCCTACGAGAGTTCGTCGCCGTTCCAGTGGGGCACCGTTCGGTACCAGCCCACCACGATGACGGGCACGTTCGATGAGGTCGTGTTCACGCTGCCGGCCGGTACGGTCGTTCTCGATGTGCGAATGGCCTGCATCCGTGGCGACACGGGCGCGACCACCACGACCATCGACCTCGAGCTGAACGCGGCGGGTGGCACGGCCATCCTGACCGGCGCGTCCGACAACGCCGGCACGGCGGGTCTCACGACCGCCTTCGCCGACAACGCGGCTCGCAAGACCGCGCTGGACGCGATCAATGCGTCCTCGCTCGGTGGCACCAACGTCGGCTTCAATGCCGAGGTCACGGTGTCGGGCACGTACACGGTCGCTCCGATCATGGAGATCAGCGTCCTCTACGGCCGGACCCAGGCGTAAGCGCAGGGTGAGATGGGGGGCCGAGTCCAAGTGGCTCGGCTCCCCTGATCGCCGAGGGATCGAATGAACGTCGAGACGATGCGCGTCCGATTCCGCACGAATGCCGCAGGGCTGGCCGATAGCCTGTCCGACGGCGATATCGACGCCTTCCTGAACCGCTCCTATCAGTTCGACATCCCCGCAGCGATCGACGGCGAGATCAGCGAGACGACGTGGAATCTGACCACCTCGATCGGCGTCGAGACGTACACCTACCCGTCCCATGTGATCGCCCCCCGCGAGCACGCATGGATCAGCGACGCGGCCAACTCCTTGATTCCGCTGTGGGTCACGTCGAGCCCTGTGGTCTTCGAGGATCGCTGGGCCGAGCCGGCCGGGGCAGCGCAGGGGCGACCCGTCGCGGTGCTCTTCTACGGCCGCACAGCGCGTCTCTCGCCCGTTCCTGACGCGGTTTACACGGTCGAGATCCCCGCACGCGGCGGGCCGCAGACGGCGCTGACCGATGGCGGCTCCATCGCGAACGACACGCATGCCATGTGCGTCGTCCACGCGGCGCTGGCGGAGTTCTTCACCGAGATCGAGGCGGGCGAGCTGTTCGCCACGAACCAGGCCGCGGTCGAGCGGTACGCATCGAGGCTTCAGACCATTTCCCGCGCACGGCCGAAGTCGCGCGTGCCCGTGAGGTCCTTCTAATGGCTTGGGACAAGAACCTCCCGAACGGCGGCTCCAACATCGCGCAGGGCGACAACGCCATCCGGGACAACAACCAGGCGATCGAGACGGCACTCGGCCAGGAGCACGAGTTCTCGACCGGCGGCACCAACGCGGGCCGGCACAAGTTCGTCTCGGGCAACGCGGCAGCCCAGTCGGCAATCACCACGTGGCAGAATGGGTCGCTCTTTTTCCGCACCGACCTGCGAACGGGGAACATTGTTCTCCAGCGATACAGCGGCTCGGCGTGGGTCAGCGTCGATGTGTACCAGCTCGACATCCCTCGCACCGACGAACAGAGCCCGTACACGGTGACGCAGTGGGGCACGTGGGCGCCGGTCACGCCGGGCGCCGGATCGCCGGACACGCTCGCGATCGACCTCGCGCTGTCGGCCTACAAGTACGCGACGATCGTCGGCGACACGATCATCTCGAACCCGACCAACGCGCTGGCTGCGAACGGCACGACCTGCCTGCTCTTCCTCACAATGAGCGGAGCGGGCCACGTCATCACGTGGGGCAATAACTACCGGACCCCGGGCGGCGTGACGCCTGCGATCTCGGCGGGATCGGGTGCGAAGACTCTAGTCTACATCCAGAGCTGCCAGGATGGCACCTACGCCGTAACGACCCTGCCCGGATTGGCGGCAATCTAGCCATGCCGGTACCCGGGCTGGTCCCGAACATCCAAGGGAACACGCTGTCGATCACGTACCGCGCAAGCGTGAATGATGTCGACTTGTTCTCGGATGTCGGCTCGCCCGCCTACCCGGTGCACGTCTCGGTGCTGATCGAGGATGGCGTCACGATCGGAGCCGACGTGAACGAAGGCAGCGCGTCGGCCGTGCCTGCCTTCAACATCGTGAACTTCCCGCTTGGGTCGACCGTGTTCCTGATGAACCGGGGCAAGATCCTCGGAGCGGGCGGCATCGGCGGAAACGGTGATCGAGGGCGCCGAGACACCACCTCGGGTAATACGTTCGTCGGTGGCGGTGGTGGTGGTGGTGCGGGATCGAGCTCGCAGGGCGGACTTCACGGCCCCGCCGATACCACCTCGGCCGACGATGGTGCGGCAGGGACAGATACCGGCGGCGGCCTGGGTGGCGCCAACGACACGAGTGCTGGAGAGGGCGGATACGTGCGCGGCGCGGCGGCGCAGTACGGCGGAGCGGCGATCTTCTGCCGAAACGCAAACCTCGTCATCGACAACACCTCGGGCGAGATCCTGGCAGGCGGCGACGGCGGCGAGGGAGGCTATCAGGATGGTGGCCTTCCGGGCGGTGCGGTCGATGCCGAAGACGGGGATGGCATCGCCACGAGCGTCACGCTGTCAACGGAGGGCGGCCTCGAGCCTGCCGCCGTGTACCTCGTCAACGCCTTCGGCCAGTCTGGCTACACGCTGACGTGGATTGCGGGCGACACCTACCCGAGCGTCGCAGGCTACGTGCGGGAGGTGCCGTGATGCCGCACGAACCCTTCCCGATCGCCGACTTCAGCGCGGGCCAGTTCTCGGGCAAGGAACCGTGGCTCTCACCTGCGAATGCGTTTCAGACGCTGACCGATGGACGCATCTACCGAGGCCGACTGGAGAAGCGGCGCGGCTACTCGCGGCTGTCTGAGCTGGGATCGGCAGCGTCGACCATCAATGGAACGGGCAGCGGGTCGAACGCGACCGCGACATACCTGTTCACGCACTCCGTGACGGCTGACGGGCTGTTCACGAACCTGATCCCCGAGACGGCGGTATTTACGTGGCCCGATGCGTCGGCCGGGACGCTGCAAGCCCGGCTCGACCTGTCCCAGTACCCGCTCGATCTGTCCGACACGACCGCCCCGCTGATCGACGTGGTGGACGCATCGACGGGAACGACCGTGATCGGGTTCTACCTGATCGTTGGCGGCGGGTTCCTCGTCGAGTGGTCGCTGCACCCGAGCTACACGGGACCGGGCGCCAACCGAGGCGCGCTCAACTACTTCGCCCCGGCCGGCGATCCGGTGACGGGGATCGCCTCGTTCACGGACGCAGACGGCGTCGAGTCGCTGCTCGCGTTCGACGAAAACGCCATCTATGTCCTCGACAACACAACGCAAACCTTCCAAGAGGATGCGTCGGCTGTGACCCTGACGGGTGCCGCGACGGACTACATGTGGACGTGGCCGTTTGACGATTATCTGATGTTCACGAACAACGTGGACCCGGTGTACAAGTTCACGCCCGGCGGAGCGCCCACGATCGAGGAGATTGACACCGAGTTTGACTCGGGCTCGGCCGGCAACGACCTAGATACGTGCCTGATGGTCATGCGGTACAAGGGCCGGGCGATCTTCTTCAACACGAAAGAGAACGGCACCCGCTACCCGCGTCGCGCGCGGTGGAGCCTGTCCGGTGCCTTCGAGTCGCACGACACGACCGGCCTGGCGTTCGCAGACGCCCCGTCGCACCTCGGGGCCATCATCACCGGGCAGATGATCGCGGACCGGATCTACATCGGCTTTGAGCAGGGGTGGATGGAGCTCGTCGACACGAACGAGTCGACGCAGCCGTTCCGGTGGGAAGTGACGACGGCGCGGCGCGGCGCGGTCGCGAAGATGGGCGCAGTCCCCGACAGCTACCGGATTCTGCACCGCACCGAGTACGGCATCGAGGCGATCGACCCGAACGGGCAGTACCGGGTGGACGCGGCGCTGCCCGACTTCGTGCTTCAGCTCGACGCCTCGAAGCGTGACCTGAGCTTCGGCGCCCGCAATGACCCGTTCCGCGCGTTCTGGTGGTCGTATGCCCGCATCGCCGACACCACCCCGTCTCGTGTGCTCGCCGCGCAGTACGACGACAAGGACGAGCTGTCTTGGTCCGTCTACCGGCTGGCCTTCGACGTGTTCGGCTACTACTCGAACGTTCAGCCCGCGACGTGGGACAGCTTCGGCCCGCGGACGTGGGACGAGCTGACTTTCTCGTGGGACTCGGCCCGTGGCACGACGGGATTCCGCAGCCTCGTCGGCGGGACCCAGGATGGCGTCGTGTACCTGTTCGACGACTCGGACAGCGACGGCGGCAATCCGATCGTCATGGAGGCCAAGTCTCAGGCTCTGTCGCCGTATCCGGGGATGCGCAGTCACCTCGGATGGATCGACATCTACGCCTCGGCGACGGACGGAGCAACGCTCGACATCGGATGGTCTCGAGACAACAAGGCCGCCGTTGAGTTGACGCGCACGGTCAGCCTCACGCCCGACGCGGTGACGAACAACGTCTATCGGCGCGTCCTCATCAACAAGATGGCGACCTTTCACACGCTGACGCTGACGCTCTCGGGCGACTCGTTCGCTGCGATTGACGCC